AATGAAAAATCCCGCACCGGCACCTGCGGCACCAAGACCGAATTTTACCATCGGTTTGATGCCATCTTTTACTTGCGTTACTATTGCAGCCATTGTATTAAAGAAAAATTGTGTTCGTTATTGATTATTGATTGATTAAGCCTTCTTACCCCCGAAGAGCAACGCCCCACCGATCGCCCCACCGATCAGCCAGCCCCACGGAATGTTTTTCGACGCCGCATTCACTTTAGCGATTGTGGTGACAATACCATTACCACCACTGCCCGGCGTGGGTTCTCCCGGCGCGATCGCGGACTTAATCACGGTCGAAGCGGCCTGTTCACTGGTCAGGGCTTGCGCCTTGACTTGTGCAGCCTGGTCGGGTGTGAGTACCGGAGGAATACTTTTTTCGCCGCACTGTGTTTTCACGATGAAGATCCCGCCGTTGGTGGCCTTGTCCACTTCGTGCCGGTAGGCAATGTGGCTTGCCTCCAGAAAGTCATGCGTAGGTATAAAACCGAAATCCCAGATCGCCTGCGTCGGCATATACCGCCGTACGGTAAAGGCCGTGATCGGCACTTCACACTGCTTTTCGCCCGGGCCGTTCAACATCGTCGTTTTCATACTGTCGTCTTTTTTCTTGAAGGGTTGTTCCTTATCAAAGGCATCGATCACCGGGTCAATGACGATATAACTGGAGCGCTCCTCACCGATCCGTGAGCCACTATCCGGAACTACCACATACACGTGCTGAAAGTCACCACCATACCCCGCCATGCGGAAAGCATACGGTATCTTCAGGTTCGACAGGATCGAGCCCGCGAAAATGGAAAAGCAGTCACAGTCGATGCCGGTTTTGCGATCGCGCCAGCTTCGCGCCGGCGTCCGGAGCTGCTCGCGCGTGGCCACATCCTTTTTGTACTGGATGTTGTTGTATAAAAAGTTCCAGATGTTGCGGCAGGTCTCGATACGCGTGCCGCCTTTGAGTTTGGCGGCAATGGCCCGGGTTTGTCCCAGCGTCTCGCCGACAATCTTGTGCATTAAGTCCAGCGTATCATATACATCACCATCCTTGAGCTGCACCTCATCACCCTTCACCTGGCCCTTATCAAAATACTTTTCGTATTCCGCACCACTGCCGATGCGGCGTGGCCCCCTGGCCGCCAGCCCCAGATACCCCAGGTTAGTATGGCGCATCATCGTCATGTAATCTGCAGGGTTTGGGTGAACGTCTGTGTAGGCACCTGCACGCCGCTGTAGCGGGCCGTCAGGTCGATGCGGATCTGGAGCTTGTTGGAAAGGGCCTCAGCAATAGCGGTGACCGTGTAGGCCACGTTTCCGCCGAAGATGTTAGATAGGTTCGCCGAGGCGGCGATCGTGACCCTGGAATCACCGGAAGCCACCGAAAGGGGCTGATCCACGCGCGCGGCCGGAACCCACTGCCCACCCTTCATCATGTAAAGGTCCGCCCGAACCCAGTCGACGTTGACCGGTACGGGGCTGGGGTTGTGCAGGGCGACCACGAAAGGAATCGTGATCACCGGCCCCGCGATCGTGGGCTTGCCATAGCCCACAACCTTAACCGAAAAGGTAGCTGCCGCTTTCTTGAGGTACGTATAGGCGTACACCCCTCCAGCAGCGATAACCCCAAAAATCAGCAGTGCCCTCAAAACAAAATGTTAGTTTTTGAACTGTTGTGGGCAGAAATGTACAGGTGTTTCAAAAACTCTCCACTGCGGCAGGCGCTAATCGGAAATAATGGGTTGAATTGTGCAAAAATGCGTAATTTTATACTCGTAGCTGCCACAGTTATGACAACCCAAGGAAGTCTGACCCGTAAAGAACTAATGCAACTTTACAACCGCGGAAAGGGCGTGATGAGCCGCTGGCTCCATGAAGCCGGTATCCATCACCGCCGAAGTCTAACCCCTTCCGAAATCCAACAGCTGTTCGACAAAATTGGTCCACCGGTGGTGATACCACCCTCCGTGTCGCTAACATACCCAGGGGCAGCCCGACCCAACAAGATATCCCCGCAGACGGCGGGGTAGAGAGTGGATTTTAAAAGAAAAAGGGGCCTTAAATGGCCCCTTTTCGATTCTCTTCCCGCTCCACCACACTAAAATCACGCTCGTAACGCTTGAGGTTACTTTCAGCCTCTTCCCCCGGGAACCGCTCACGGATCAGCGCCGACACATGCAGCCAGATAATCCGCATCTTAATCTGGCTGGGCTCTCGTAATCCATATCGCTTTTGAACTTGAACATAGGCCGGACTGGCCGCTTTTGGGGTAGGTCTTTTACGCATTGCACACTTTCGTTTGGTCCAGGAAAACAGATAACGGGGGTGTTGGCAGGAAATTTTACAGATGGGGAAAAAAATGTTCACTTCCTTGGTCGCATTCACCTACTTTGGCGCAAGCGTTAAATTTTGAGAAAGTAGAAAGGCTACTCCTGATCAGGGTAGCCTTTTCTTTTAAACGTCCCGTTGCAGCATGTACTGCTCGATAGCCGCCTCGACCCGCTTCGACCACTGATTTCTTTTACGCTTGAATGAGCGGTTAGGATATCTATTTTTAAGGTCTTCCGCCCTATGAAGCGTAAAATGATCCACCACCACTGGACCAAGCCCCAGCTTATAAGGCTCCCGCACAGCAAATAGCCACCCTAAATCTTCGCGCACCACAAAATAACCGTTCTGTAAATTCAGTTTGAGCGGATCTTTGTACTGGGCGCAACAGGTGCCTTCACGTTTCTCCGATAGCGCATGGCATGCCGGGATATAGATGATCTCGATCGAGTAGTCACTTGGTATTTTTTTCGGCATAATGGGATTGTTGTTGCGTTATAAATTTAAGGCTTAAAAATTTCTAATCGGTTGGCCCGCCAGTAGCTTTTATCGCCGTCGTCCCAGTGCACCAGCCAGAGCGGGCCTTCCTCACGCACGATTGGGCGATCGCTTTTAATTACGCCCTTAATGCGCGTGAGGGGATTGGCGGCGGAAACAACTACCACATCATTGTATTTGAATGCGATGACTTCATCCATGACTTGCTTCAGGTGAATTCGTAGTAATCGTTATCTCCCTTGATCGTGGTTATAAACGGGAATGCGTTTTTAGGCACCCGTTTGATCTGATCGATCAGCACCACCGATCCAGTAAACACAATCCGCTTTTCGCCGGACTTTTCAATCTGGAGCGTCAACAGATCGGTACCCGTTTTCTGCTTTGATGGCTCAATCTTAAAATCAATCACCGTAATGGGTAAATTGAAAAGCTTCTGCACTTGTATCTTATCACCTACAAAAGAGGTGATATTGGGTAGTATGTTGAAATCACTGAACTTGTTTATCATAGGAGAAGTATTTTTTTTGTTAGGTGTTTCGCATTACAATGCTTAAGCCACCCCAGGTAGGAAGCTTTCGATTTATCATTGGCATTCCGAGCCATCTTCCGTGCAAACTTTTTCTTTATTGATTTTCGGATCTTCACATGGGTATGGTAGATCACATAACCCACAAAGTCGATACCACGGGCCTCTACCGGAAATACCTGGTAGTTATCCTTTACTTCCAGTTTCAAGTCGGCCAGGTAGGACTTAATTTCAACCAGAAGAGCATGCAACCTTGCCTTATCTCCATCCAAGACAACGATATCATCGGCATACCGGTAGAAGTACTTTACGGCCTTTTGTTCTTTGATCCAGTGATCAAAATATGACAGGTAAAAATTGGCCAGGTACTGGCTGAGATAGTTCCCAATCGGCAGACCTGGTGCACTGTCGATAATCTCGTCGAGCAGCCACAACAGATCTTTATCCTTAAATTTCTTCCGTAGCAGCTTTTTCATGACAGCATGATCAATGCTCGGATAAAACTTCTTAATGTCAAATTTGAGACAATAGCGGGTACCTGCTACATCGTGGCGCGTATCCGCCGTGATTTTACGCAGCAGCTGGTGGATACCCCGCATCTTGATACAGCTATAAGTATCCGTAGTGAACGTCTTTACAAAGATCGGTTCGAGCACATTCATGATCGCATGGTGTGTGATCCGGTCCGGAAAATACGGGAGCCGGTAAACCAGACGCTCCTTCGGTTCGTAGATCGTGAAAATTTCGTATGCCGATGTTCGGTATCTTTTGCTGGCCAGCAGGTCCTGGAGCACTAACAGATTACCCTCGCAGTTTTCATTATGCAGAATCACTCCATATCGGGATGATTTACCCTGCTGCGCCTTAGCATCCGCTTCCTGGAGATTTTTTAAGCTGTAGATCTGCTCGTATAAATTACCGATCCTTTTCATTGTTTCTGCTTTGCTGGTCTAAAGAGTCGCTTTCAGTAATCCCTACCAACGACTCTAGATTTCTATCGTGATCTTTTGCCAAGGGGCAAGGTCTGTGACAGTTATGTTTTTACTAGCATAGGTGAGAGCTGACGTTCGAATTCGAATTCCAATTATCGTAGTCGTTGAACTGAAAACCGGCAGAACCGCCCATTACCATCACACCACCTTTTAATCGCTTACATTACAAAATATTGCTTATACAGCCCCTCGAATTGCTGCCCGGCATAGGTAGCTGCCTCTCGGGATATAAAGCAAAGGCGAGAGCCGACGTACGAAAGCGAAGACCAAGTACCGTAGTCGTCGAACCGAAAACCGGCAGAACCGCCCAGGTAGAACCAGGGATAATATTTCCATTGGTTCACATCATTCCAGTCGGGCTGCCACTCTTTTCCCTTGTTGGCAACACGGTTCACCGCCCGGGCGATAATCACCAGTTGCGCGTGAGCGGAAAGCGCAGCTTGATCCTGCGACGGGAAGCATGAAAAATCCGGTATTGTTTGCTTCGGGTCCAGGCCTTCAACTCGACAGGCATCCTCGAACGTTTTGATCTGCTCGATCCTGGTGACCTTTGCCTTTGTTGTTTTTTTCACCGTTATTTTTTTCATAATGGGTTGCTGTTTAAATCATGAATTTTCTATATACCTCGATGAAGTGCTTTCCAGCATGCTCAGCCAGAACCGATGACTTAAAGCAAAGGCGAGAGCCGACGTACGAATCCGAACCCCAAGAAGCGCAGTCGTCGAACCGAAAACCGGCAGAACCGCCCATATAGAACCAAGGCGTATACTTGTATTCGTTATCATTGTTCCAATCCGGCGTCCAACCTTGATTGAGCGTCTTAGCAAGCAGTTTTAACAAGCGATAGGCTTTCTCATCTTCATCGAGCCCCTGAACTTGCGCATCAAATTGCTCCTGCGTCAGTCCATTGTGAATGAGCAGATCTTCAACCGTTCTGATACCGAGGATGGCATCTTTGAGCGGACGGAATTTTACCTCTCCTGTAGCGTTGTTAACGCTTTCGATCTCATACCCCTTGGGCACATCGATCTTTGCTGTTTGTGTTTGCATTTTTATAGATCAGGTTATTCAATGACCATGAATTGCCTATACACTTCCAGGAAGTGCTTCCCGGCCTGCTCAGCCAGTGCCGACGTCTTGAAGCAAAGGCGAGAGCCGACGTCCGAATTCGAATTCCAATCACCGCAGTCGTCGAACCGAAAACCGGCAGAACCGCCCATATAGAAGTAAGCGTAATACTTCATCTCGTTGGAATTGTTCCAATCGGGTCTCCATCCCTCATTGAGGGTTTCAGCGAGCATCGTCAGCAGCCGGAACGCTTTTTCGTGCGGCAGCAGCTGGCTGCTATCCGCTTCGAATGTCTCACGCGTCAGACCCCTATACGCCAGCAGCGCTTCAACCGATTTTATTTCAGTGACAGGGCCTTTCTTCGGCCTGAGCTTCAGCTCACCGGAACTATGGTCGAAGCTATCTACCTCAAAGCCAGTGGGGATTTCAATTTTTAAAGTTTGCATATCATTAGTTTTATTTATTGGTTAATCGTTAATGCGTAATTGTACGTCTGTGAATTTCTCGGGGT